CTATCGTGCTCTTGGTAGGCTGATGGAACAAGAAAGGTTCTATGACCCAGAGATTTGGTCAAATAAGATGGTTGCTCTACGACAACTGTCTATCATTGGATGATACTTCACATTCTCAATGATAGACAGTTGTCGTAGAGCAACCATCTTATTTGACCAAATCTCTGGGTCATAGAACCTTTCTTGTTCCATCAGCCTACCAAGAGCACGATAGGTTGAATAGACACCTACGCATACGTTATCGACACGATAGTCTTTATGGTGCCACCGCCTCAAGTACACGCAATCATGTTTGCTCGCGTACTGCTTGCTCTCATTCATTTCTTGACCATGTGCAGTATACGAACGCACTACATCTTCCACAGTTATGCCTGGATAGGTGAGGATACCATCATCACCCAAACACTGTGAATTTGGGTTTAATTTTGAGTGGTTTGCGAGAGCCGCTTCATACTGCAAAGATCTGTGAGCTAAAGTCTCATCAGCATTGGTACCACCCGAACCACTTCCCATTCCATGCTTACCGTATCTAACCTTACCGTAATCGTAAGCTAGGGGAATGCTGTATTTAATGGGGAAAACATAATTCAACCAGTTTGAACCTTCCGCATAATTATCGGTTAATAAATTTGATATTATACGTCTCGCGGCGTTCTGCATATCCGCATTAAAGTGTTGGTCGAATTTTGAGAAGTCTGTGCATACTACCAAGTCATCGTCACCTTTGGAATCAAACATTAAGGTAATGCGTTGATCGACTGCGTCCATGCTAACCCAAGCTGGAACTAGATTGAAGTCCTGACATTTTTCAATCAATGGCTGATAGAACTGCAATTCTGCTATGTTTGCTGCGAATGGAAACATCCAAACCACACGCTGCTTAACATCGCTAGGTTTAGGTCCGCCTTCTTGGCCTCTCCAACCAAGTACTGCTGCCATTTGCCACTCTTTGTACGTTTCGTAGCCAATACCTCCTTCGCCATAGGTAATGTCAAGAAGTTGTTCACTTCGACCTTCATCACCATAGACTGCGCAAGGTACTGTTTTAGATACAACAGATTTCCTCTTAGTGAAGTATGGAGATCCGGAATTCGTAGACTTCTTCATAATGTCAACAGTTTTCTGTTGACTACGAATCCTTAAACCTTTTATGCTATTGAATTCAGAACAAACTGCTTTAATAGCACTGTCAGATATTGGAGATGATGATAGGAGAATATCATCGTAGTAATGATCAATGTCGTCTAACCTTTCAGACAATGGTTTCATAACGCTCATTGGTCCGACCTTACTCCGTAAGTCGTTTTCAAAGTCCACAAGAGTTGGCCATTTGTCAAGTAATGAATTGACAAAGGGTTCCCAATCCTTAAGGACTTTTTGTACTGACTGTCCTTTTGCAAAAACAGTCCGATAGATATCCGGTTGTCCTTTCTCGACTATGTCAAAATAAGACCGTAAGCCCGGATTTGGTAGATTAAAGTATCTACTAAACTTAGTTTCATTATTTTTAGGCATAATGAATGGCCTCCTTTCATAAAATTG